GTTCTATTACTCTCCTAAGAGAGTAGTAAAGTACTGTGCGGCTTTGCCCGTCAACTTAGAGATGATCTCTTCGTCAACTTCCTTACCTGCATCAGTGATAGCAGCGATGAGAGCTTCTGCGGCTGCTGCTTTAGAGACACGCGTGCCTCCTGTAGCTGCACCTGTAGAAGCAGCTTTTGCTGCTGGGGCTTTCTTCACGTAGACGCCAGCCTTAGTGAGAATCATGCGAACACCATTAGGTGATTCGTCAATTTCGTCTGCAATACCTTTTACAATCTCCATACTAGTCTCTGGAGTTGGATCCATGTCTTCGTACATTGATACTGCTTGTGCTTTCTTTTCGTCGTCCCAGGCCACTTTGCGGCTCCTTTTGTTAGGGTTTTTGTTTCCTGGACAATTGCCCAGAGCTTGTAGTTGTTGTTCGTAGAATCTTTGTCCCATGTATTCCTCGATTTCAGAAAAGATATTATACGGAAAAAATCACCACTTTGTCAAGAACTATTTTTTATAACCTCTCCAAATTCACACCGTACTTTTTCAAGTGCTGCAGTTTGCCTATCTCATATGCGGGAACATATGCACTAAAACCGCCTGCATGTACGTTGGAGAAGAAGGTATCTTCTGAATCAACTTTCTGTGTGATGTAAATTGCATAGCATGGACAACCATACTTGGCCTCATAGTCTACTACTACCATGCCTTTCTTACTCTCTAGATACTCAGGAGTAAGTCGCTCTTTCACTATAACAGTGCTGTGATAGGTAGCAGACCACGCTATCTCCCCGTAGGCGAAGTCATCAGATACACACTCGTCTGGAAAGTAGTGAGGGCTTAGTCTTTCTTCTTTGCTTCCTGGTCGCTGGGGGACTCCAACTCTTTCAAGAATTGCTCGTACAAACCCGGAGGAACGAAAAAGACGCTTTGAGATATCTGTGATCGTATCTCCTGCGAGGAAACTAGAGCACGCTTCATTGATTTCTGCATCGCTCGCTGGGCGGCCTCTAAGTTGAGACTTACGTTTTTTAGTGTAGGCTTTTCTTTCATCGTATTCTTCTATAATATTACTTAGCCTAGTGGTGTTGTAGGCGATGTTTAAGATGTCACACGCTTGCTTCTTAGTTATCGGTTTTGTGGATGCCGTAGCTTCGTCCGAAGAACTCGGGTTTAGAAGTGCTATCACCTTCTCGATGTTCGCTGGTGTTAAATTCTCGTAGTCCTTCTTCTTCACATTTCTGGCCATACTCTAGCTCCAATTCTAGTTTAAACATCAAGCAGCAAATAGCGTGTGCTAGATGTGAATAATTTGTTTCTGGGTCTTGTAACTCGCCATTCATGTGGGCGAATATGTGTCGTAGTGCACCGCTTGTATAACGCTTCTGTGCATTCTCTAGCTTACGCCAGTTCTGTTCGTCATACTTTTGCGCTCCGAAAGTTAGTACTTTTGCTACTTCAAGTGTAGCATTGGGAGGCAAAAGATGCATCTTCGGCTTTTCACTATCAAACTTTCTGCCTTCTTGACTCAATATACCCCGCAACTGTCTAATATCTTTACTCATGTACAAAATCCTTAATCATAGGAAAGAACTTATTAATTGTGTACGCACACTCTCGTGCAACGTCCATATGTTCTTTCTGAGTGCCTGGTGTAGTTCGTACGTCTATGTAGTGAATCCATGATCTTACAGTCCCTGACATATAAAGACGAGTCTTCGTTAAGCCCTCTGGAAGCACAGCTCTGGCCTGCTCTTTAGCAATGCCGTTATCAAGTGCCCACTTATACGCAGTAGCTGCTGATTCAATAACACGTTTCTGCTGCTGTATCCAATGTTGCTCTAGCAAACTATCATTAGTTTCTACACTGTTCTGTCGATTAGCAAGGTCTTGCAGTCGGGCCTCTCGAAGCTCAAAAGGATAACCCATCGCCGCAGGGTCGGCGTACCTCTGAGAGAACTCTTGGAATGCGAAGCTGCGGTGACGAACTATCTGGTGTGCAATATCTCTGGTAGTATTAATTTCCAGAGTGATACTAGCCATTTCAAAGGGCGACCAGTGGTTATGCTTGATGAGATACCGCACTAACTTCTCTGAAGTTTCAGTGTTATACTGGTTACTAGGGTTTGATACTCTAGCCATCATTGCAATATCTTCTAGCATATTATCGTGTGATGCTGATATTAGTTTTACGTTACTGCTCATTTGGTACTTCCTGTTTAGGTTACGTATCTGGTTAGCCACTTCCAAAGTCTACTGGCCAGAGATTCTTTTTTCGTAGTCTGCAAGCTCTTCGTCCCACCAGTGGGGTTTGTCTCTGAATTTCCAGTCTGCGAATACGCCTTTGTCAAGCATATAGAAATTACGATAAGATTGTATAGGATCATTAGTGTCTCTTAGTTCTTCTGGCATAGCGAGTGCGAACTCGGTAAAGCCGATGTCAGGTATATGTTGTGGGTCTGGTAGATTATTAATCATAGTCAGACTCTTATGAGTACTACCATAACGGTAGTGTGCTTCGCTACCTAAAGCGTTAGCATAGTTGTGTGTCCACGCAAAGTTTTCCATAGAGGTACGAACCCATACACAGCTAGGATGATTGAACATGGTTGGTAGATACGGGAAGATGCGCTCCTCCATAGGCAACTCTTTCTGTTGCTTACGAGTTGTTTGGAGAACTGCATTCTCTTCTTTAGTAATATTACGAGGGATATACCCGAATAAATGATCTAACCATAGGTTAGTACATATAAGCTGTGCGGCTTCTAGTATCATCTTGTTAACGTGTTTGTCGACATGATACTCTGCACATTTGTCTAGGTCTTCGTCTAGGTAAAATAAATTCATTAGTGAAACACTCTACTTTCTGGGCTCTCGTCTTTGTGGCCGTCTGTTATCATATGCCGTGTTTCACTGATAGTGTCAACTATCATGTCGTACTCTTCTGGCGATAGGGCTGTCTTGTAGAAAGTAAGACCTACTTTTATAAGACAAGCGGCTATTTCTAGAGGCTCTGCTCCTTCTTTTAAAAGGTCGGTTGCACCTACATAGATGCTGTTTAAGGTCTCTGATATGTTGTCGGAATCGCTCATAGTACTCTCTCTAAATTTGAACAACTATTATACTAAAGAAAGAGTACTTTGTCAAGAATTATTTTATTTCTCGCGGGATACTTTCTGAACTTTTTCTACAGTGCGCATAGCACCTAGCCCAAGCATACCCATGAGTACAGGCATCATCTCGGATGTGGAGATTAATGGTATCACAATGTCACTAGCAGAGATTGCTAGGCCAAAGTTAGCCATTGGAATTACAATAAAGTTAGACAGCATACCTAGTACACATACCCAACCTACTGCGGGGCGCCAGCCTGCTACAAACATTGATTTGTGTGCGGCCTCGACCTTATTGACTTCTAACTGACCTTTGGCTAGGTCTTGAGCGTGTCGCTCTGCCATTGTACTAATTTCGTGAGCCAGTTGATTCTTTACGTCTTTGTCTTCAATAAACTTATCTAGCAGTCCAGTAACCGGCCCTGCGAGTGCACTAATTATCTGTAACATTTTCTAGCCTCGTCATCAATCGCTCAGCACGATTGCCTACTTGGTCGTACCAACGGGAGTCTCTTCCTTCGGTAGCAGCAAGTGTCCAGCACCGGGAATCCAATGCCTTTTTCATGTTTTTAAACTTACCAAGTCGAGGTCGCCCAAGATTAAATAGCATATTCACTAAAATCTCTTGGACTTCCTCTGGGTAGGTATTCCACATATCATAGAGAATCGCGCATTCTCGAACGGCGTTATTAAAGTCAGCCTCAAATGCTTGCATTACTCGCTCTTCAGAAACAGGGGTTCCTACTCTCCAACCATGCTCTAGATCTAGTCTCTTCACTAAGTGTCCGATTCCAAATGTGGCATAGCCAAGGTGGTCTTCGTAGATTTCATATACTACGCCTTCGTCTATTTCTAACTGCTTTCTTACGTTCTCTCTATTCATATGCTATCTCCTTAGATTGCGCTGGCGTAAATGGTTACGAAAGGCAAGGCTAAACAGCCTATGGCTGTAACCACATTGCAATACCAGCAAGCGGCCTCTTTTCTATCAATCACTTCTTTCTCCGTCTTCTTAGGTCTCTGACCAACGTATAGACTACTTAAAGGCGAGTCTAAGATGCCTAAAATTCTGTGTTCATTACTAAGTCTGTGAACTCCTGCCAACCGCCTGCCTTCTCTCCGTCTACTACTATTTGAGGAAATGTGGTGGCATTAGGGAAGATCATTCTGAACTCCTCTAGGCTGTAGTCTTCTTGTAGCTTTAACACTACGAGTTTAACTCCATAGGCCGCATTTAACTGCTTTGCAGAAGCGATAGATCTATCACAGTAAACGCAATCGTCCTTGCTATAGATTACTACTTTGTTCATAGTGCGTTGCGCTTTACTAGTTCGTTACGAATACGCTGCTTGTGCTTAGGCAATGTCTGTGCTCGGCTATATGCTTCCTGTAGCTCTGCTGTAGGAGTAGCGTGCATATAGTAATGAGTAGTCTTGTACTTCTTAGCTTGGCGATCTACTAATGTTTTTACTGATTCTTTAAACTTGGCTGGCATCGAATTGTTCCTTTATTAAATAAGTTAAATGATCTTGTGCTATCTTTAAACTACTAGTTATCAGATAGGTTCTTTTGGTTTCTGTATTTATTACTGTATACTGGGTCTTGTCCTTGACCTGCGTAGTTCTTATATTATACTTATTCTTCATCTAGCTCTAACATACCTGCGTCTACCAGATGTTCAATAGTGCTCTCTATGCCCTCCTTCTTTCCGAGGGCGTGGCAGGTAACACCGCTTCCTATTACACAGAAGCAAAATACTGCTAGCTCTAACATATAACTCTCCGTTTTTATGGCTTCTCAATCTTTAAAAAACCATTATACTGAACATTCAGTAAGTTGTCAAGAACTAAATAAGCGTCTCTTCAAGTTAGAGACTAAAATAATTCTGAATATGGGCGTATTATATCCTAAATGACCACGCTTGTCAAGAATAATTTTTTTATACTCACCACCAATAGTGAAAAATTTCTTGACAATTTACCCGTCTTCAATTATAATACTCCAATGAAAAAATATAAAAAGAAACCTTGGTCTGAAGCGGAGCGTAGATTGCTCAGCGTCTATTACTATCATGCCTCTATTGACGAGATATGTTACATGATTCCTGATAGGTCAGAACAAGCAATACGCAACCAAGTGAACTATCTCAAGGCGAGGGGCTTTAGGTTTAAATGATGCCGGGGGAGAACGAAATCACCCTTATCATTGGCCTACTTTTCTTGTGGATATTTCTAAGAGAGAAAGACGACTGGGATGATGACGAATGAAAGTTAAAGTACGAGGAGATAATGTAGAGGGAGCTTTAAGGCTCTTTCGCCGCAAGACTAATGATAGTGGAGTACTCATGGCATTTAAAGAGAAAATGTTCTATGAGAAGCCTACTACTAAGAAGCAGAGAAAGAAAGCTGCTGCAAAGAACAGGGAGAAGAAACGGCAAGATCCCAAATAGTTCTTGACAAAACCCTTATAAACAGGTATAATACTTTATAAATTGGAGAACTAAGCAATGATAACGTATTTTATAGAAGGCAAGAAACCTAGCAAAAAGCTGAGAGCTTTTACGCAGGACTGTATCAACAGTTTGTTTGGTGATAACCAACCATACTTTGATATTGACATTAATTTACGGAAATTTGTGAAGAAAGGCCAGTTTGCAGGTCTTTGTACTGGTGATGATAAGGGTGTAATGATAGACCTAGCCACTCACTTTCGTATGGACTGTGGTTCGATTGAAAAATTTGAGCCTCACGAGTTTGCATCCAACCTTGCACACGAATTAGTTCACGCCAAACAGTTTGCACGGAACCAGATTAACTCGATAGACTATATCTGGACCCGTGGCGAGATCGAAGTTGACTGCTCCAACCTAGAATACT